CGCCCACCCCAGCTTTCACAGGGTCTATCAGCGGCACAACTTTAACTGTGAGCGCCATTTCTGCTGGCTATTTAGGCGTTGGTTCTGTGATTGCTGGTAGCGGTGTTACAGGTGGCACTACGATCACGGCGTTTGTAAGTGGTCTTGGCGGGGTTGGAACTTATACCGTGTCGGTTTCCCAGTCTGTTGGTAGCGTTGCCATGACGGGAACGATTACGCCTTTTCCAATCACGGCCTACTATGAGCGCCCATTGTCAATTGAATCTGGCTTTGTACGGGTGGCGACTCAGCAGGGCGGGACAAACATTGCAGGGGGTTATCTTGACTATCCTTTGTCAATTCTGAGCCTTGAAGAATATGAATCCATTGGCATCAAGCAATTGAACGGCCCTTGGGCAAAGGCAATTTACTACCAGCCTTCCGAGTTGCTGGGGACAATTTATGTCTACCCCAACCCGTCCCAGGGTGAATTGCACTTGTTCACCCAGACGATTTTTAGGGAATTTGCCACGCTGACCGACACCATCCAGCTACCCCAAGGCTACAACATGGCCCTGCGGTGGTGCTTGGCAGAACGTTTGCTGCCGATGTTTGGCAAGGTCAATCAAGTGCAGATCGGCATGATCAACGCCTATGCGGGTCAGGGCAAAGCCACGGTTAAGCGCACAAATATGCGCCCAGCACAGATTGCCCGATACCCTGACAGTCTGATGGTTGGCAGGGCTAAAGATGCTGGCTTTATCATGGACGGAGGGTTCAGGTAATGCCAGATTTTGGTTTTGTCGGCACATCCTACGTTGCGCCATCTATCTACCAAGATGACCAAGAGTGCATCAATTTCTTTGCTGAGATTGATTCCTCTAAGCAACCTGGGGACAGGGGAATTGTGGCGCTATATCCCACGCCTGGACTTACGTTGCAAGCACAACTTTTAAATGCCGAGGTTCGTGGTTTGCATACCATGTCAGGCCAAACCATTTTAATGGCGGTTGCAGGAAATCGGGTTTATCAAGTCAACACTTCATTTGTTGCAACGCAAGTTGGAACGTTAACCACAAATACGGGACAAGTGTCTATTTCTGACAATATTGACGATGTAAATGGTTTGACTGCTTACATTGTTGATGGGCCTAATAGATACACATGGGTTGTTGCAACAAACGTATTTACAACTTTGCCAATTACAGATGGGCCTTGGCAGGGTGCAACTGTGGTTGATGTGATCGACAATTACAACATTTATAACGAGCCAGGAACACAAAACTGGGCGTGTACTGATCTTGGGTCTAGTCTATCTACACAAGCCCTGTATGGCACGGCTGATGGGTCATCTGATTTATTGGTGACGCTAATTGCTGACCGCCGACAAGTTTATTTGATTGGTGAAGTGACCACCGAGGTTTGGACAGATGTGGGAAACGTAATCGCAGGAATTACCAGTTTCCCATTCCAGCGTGTACCTGGAACATTTAGCCAAACGGGATGCGGGGCTAAATATTCATTGGCAAGATTTGCAGATTCTTTTGTAATGGTTGCAAAAGACACAAGGGGCAATTCCACAATTGAAATGATGCAAGGATATACATGGGTAAAAATTTCTACCCATGCCGTAGAACAATCTTTATTGAATGAGGTTGTATCTGATGCGGTTGCGTATACCTATCAAATTGAAGGACACGAAATGTATGTTTGTACATTTCCATCTGTCGGTGAAAATGGTTTAACTTGGGTTTACGATTTATCCACAAAATCATGGCACAAATGGTTATATTGGAATTCTGGATATACCCGCCATCGTTCTAATTGCGGTGCATATTTTGCTAACAAATACATCGTTGGTGACTATCAAAACGGCAAACTGTACAGCTTAGAAAATTCTGTTTACACAGATGATGGGGCTACGATTCGCAGATTGCGCCGAGCCACACATTTAACGCAAGACTTACAAAGGCAATATTTTGATTCATTTCAGATTCAATTTCAGCCTGGGGTTGGATTGAATGGAACTGAAGCATTTGAATTTGTAGGTTATTTGCTTCTTGAAAATGGCGACATTCTTTTGGCAGAAGATGATGCGTTTATTGAGTTAGATGAACTTTACACCCAAGGGGTAAACCCCAAAGCCATGTTGCGCTGGTCAAATGATGGCGGGTCAACTTGGTCGCATGAACATTGGGTAACAATTGGCAAGCAAGGCAACTATGTAAATCGTGCTTTGTGGCGGCGTTTAGGTTGGTCAAGAGATAGAATTTTTGAGGTTGTGGTTTCTGACCCAATTAAAGCCGTGATTGTTTCCGCTGAATTGAAGATGACCGTTGGGGATAATTGATGGCAACCGCTATCCCAAACAGCAACATCAACATCCCCTATTCATCTTTTTTAGATGAAACTACTGGTAGACCAAGCCAAGCATGGTTGATGTGGTTGATGAATCCCAGCGTAATCACGTTTACATCAGCAAATACGGTTATTACTGGCGGTTCAATTAACAATGTGACAATTAACAATTCCACCATTGGTTTAACTACTCCAGCGGCGGGTAAATTTACCACCATGACAGCGGCAACTGTGGCGATCAGCGGGGGTGCAATCAACAACACAACCATTGGCTTGACCACTCCTGCAAGTGGTAAATTCACCAATTTTACGGCCCTAAACGGGGTTCAAGGGGGTACGTTTTGAACAATGCTGATTTGTTTGCCGCGCTTCAAGGCAAGTTTGAAGCTGATTTGGGCATTGAACATCACTTTTCTGATGGCCTGTATGCCAAGCGGATGCGTATCCCAGCGGGGTTTATTGCTGGCACTCATGCCCACAATTACAGTCATTTAAGCATTCTTGCCAAAGGGCGGATAATTCTGCGTACAGATGAAGGCCAAAAAGAATACACCGCGCCAGCGTGTTTAGAAATAAAATCAGGTGTCCATCACACAATTGAGGCGCTTGAAGATTGTGAATGGTTTTGCATCCATGCAACAGATGAAACTGATGCAACCAAAGTTGATGAAGTTTTGATTCGAAAGGAAACATCATGCCATTAGCATGGGCCATAGGCGGTGCAGCGTTATTAGGGTACATGGGTTCTCAACAGCAAGCGGGTGCTGCAACATCTGCCGCTGGTCAACAATATGCAGCCACTCAGGATGCCGCCCGTGTACAACGTGAAATGTTTGACATTTTGAATGCCCAACAAGCCCCATATCGGATGGCAGGTTATGGCGCATTGTCAAAGATTGGCACGATGTTGCCGCAATTGACAGAACTGCCAGCGGGGTATAAACCATTTACCGCTGCCGATTTGCAAACAAACCTTGCGCCAAACTATGAGTTTATGAAGGGACAAGGTTTAGGGGCAACCCGACAAGCCCTAAACGTTGGCGGGGGTGGGTCTAATGTTGAACGAGGCGGGATTAAGTTTGCGGAAGATTACGCAAGCAATGCCTACCAAAACGCCTTGCAAAATTACATGACGCAAGAAGCCCAAAAGTTTAACCAACAACAAACTGGCCTTGGAAACGTTTACAACCGATTAGCGGGGATTGCTGGCATTGGACAAACCGCCACGGGGCAGACAGCAAACCTTGGCACAGGCACTGCTGCCAATATTGGGCAACTGGGCATTGGGGGTGCATCTGCCCTTGGCGCTGGTCAGATCGGGGCTGCAAACGCTATGGCAGGGGGTATGCAAGGGATTGGAAACGCCGCAACCTTGGCATCTTTGTTACGCCCACAAGGGGCAATGGCTGGCGCAATGAACTTGCCCACAGGCTATAACGATGCGGGTTTTAGCCAATATCTTGTAGGATAAAAAATGGCAACTTTTGACGTTCCACCAATTGGCTTAAACATTAAGCCGCCACAGCAAACGTCCCTTTCCGATATGCTGGGCATTGCAAGGGGGGCGCAAGCCTATCAGCAAGCCGAACAAATTAACCCGCTGGCTTTACAGCAACAACAACAAGCCGCCAGAACTGGTCAGATTCAATTGGGCGTTGTTGAGCAAGGCGACATTGAGCGCCGCAATCTACAAACATTTTTTGCAGACCCTAACAATTTCCAAACTGATGGGCGAATTGACATTGACAAGATCAACGCCGCAGTTCCAAAGATTGCGCCTTTAACTGGCCCTGACTATGTTCAAAAAATCACAACTTTGGGAACGGCACAGACCGAGGGTTTAAGAGCAAAGCAAAATTTAACGCAAGATAAAAAGGCGTTAATTTCATCGTTTTTAGGGGCGGCTGGTCGTTTTGGTGTAGATGACCCCGCAGTTGTAAATAGAGAATTGCAAAATTTTCTTGCCACAAATCCCAACGACCCAGAAATGAAAAATTTGGTGGAAAAAGCCTATGTGCCTATGTTTTCGCAAATGCAAAAAGGCCCAGGTGTTACTGATGCGCTGATCAAAGCAAGTCAGGCCATCATGACACCTACGCAGCAACAAACCACATTTGCGCCAACTATTGCGACAACGGCAGAAGGCAAGACAGTCACCACCACGCCTGGAGTTGGTATTGCGCCGCCCACCGCAACCATTGGCATGGCTGGCGGTTTGCAAGCCAACGTTCCAACTGGTGGGCCAAGTGCTGGCGGGTTGCCTACTGCTGGTGCTGAAGTTGCCCCAGGTATGCGTTTGCCCTTCCCTGTCCGTAGGGCAGATCAACCTTACATTGCCGAACCAACCGAGCAAAAAGATCAATTGGCTGGTCAAGAATACAGAAATAGATTAGTGGAAGCCCAAGGCAAATTGACGCAAGGGCGCAGAAACGTGGAAGAAGTTATCCAGACGGCATCTGGCATTGGGGAAAATTTACTTTTCCCAGGCGGTGGCGTGATGGGTCGATTAGAGCAAAAAGTTTTGTCTGCAATGAAAAGCAGTGAATACGATATGCTTGCCAAAGACTTGGCAAACCTTGCGTTATCTAATGCCACAGCTATGGGTGGTGCTGGCAATACTGTTGCTGGATTGGATATGCAAGCGGTGGCTAACGGCACAATTAAAGTGCCGCCAGAAGTGTTGATAAAAATTGCCCGTAGAGTGCAAGCTGATCAAACCAATCTGGATATGCAAGCCACAGGCGCACAACAGTTTTCCCAAAAATTTGGCGACAACAACATGAAGGCTTATCAGCAAGCATGGAACGCTAATGCTGACAGCAAGATTTTTGAAGCTATAAACATAACACGCGATATAACTGACCCTGCAAAGCAAAAAGCAGAGTTAAATCGCCTTTTCCCAAATCCCGCACAATTTAATGATTTTTTGAAAAAATATCAAAACATCAAGAGACTGTCGGAAACTGGGGTTAGTAAATGAATGACGTTTTAGAACAATTCTTTGGTGGTCAAGCGGTTGCAGAACCGCCAAAAAAGCCAGCCGAATCAACCCGAGTTGCGTCTAATGTACAGGCCCAGCGGGATAAAGATTCTCTGTCTATCTTGCAATCTGAACTAAGCAAAGCACAGGCGGCGCTGACAAAAACAACTGACCCTAAACAAAAACTGCGGTTAGAAGCCGATATTGCTGGATTGACTAGGGAAATATCCCGTGCGCCAGCAAGTAAGGCACAACCCACCGCGCAACCCGCTGCACCATCTGCACCATCTGCGCCTGTTGCCGCCTCTGGCGACCCGCTAGAAGCGTTTTTGTCTGGCAAGACTGCCACCGCACCCGTTGCGGCAAAAGCCGCCCCTATCGCCCCGCAAGCCGCCCCTGCTGCCACGATTGAACAACCGCCCACAAGTGGCGCACGGCAAGCCATTGCACAAACAGCAGCACAAGTTACTGAGCCTGGGGGCGTTCGCCAATTGGTTGGCAAGTTCTTAAAAGGTGCGTTAGAAACCAAGCGCGATATGCCCGAGCGTGTGGCTGGCGCAATTGACACCCTTTATGGGGTTGTCCCTGCAACGTATGGTGCGTTTGTACAAGGATTGGCAAGGACAGCACAAAGCCCCGAACGAGCAGAACAAACAGGGCAAGCAGCCGCTGCAAGCATTGACAAGCCCGTAGGCAAATTCTTTGGCCTAACAGGTAAAGAAACGTATCAAAAGCCATTGGGCGGAATTACTGAACCTGTTATTGAGCAAGTCAAAAAGATGGCTGAACAGTTGGGCATGACTCCCAAACAGATTTCTGAAAAGACAGGCATACCCGAACAAGACATTAAAAACATGGTGGTCATTGGGTCTGTTGCTGTGCCGCAAGCAATTAAAGAAGTTGCCCCTGTTGTAAAAGAAACGGTACAAGCTGTTACCACACCAATCAAGCAAGCTGCCGCTGAGTTGCAAATTGTTAAGCCTGGACAGCTAACCAAAGAACAAGCGCAAGCCCAGTTTGAGGCCAAGCAAGCACCAGCGGGAAGTGCTGGCGCTGCCGCCGCCGCAAACAATCCCTTTGCTGGCAAGATTACTGGCGAGGAAACTGTGCGGGGGCAATTCCCACAAATCAAACTTTCTAAAACCCCGACAGATGTGCCTGTTAATGAACAAATATTGCGTTCGCAAGCTGTGCAAGAAGTGATGCCAGGGGTAGGCGTAAGGCCAGGAGTGGTGACAGGCAATGAAAACTTGTTGCGTAACGAACACACAAAAGCAAAACTAGACACGCCCGAGGGCCAATTATTTAAACAGCAAATTGCCAATGAACAAATTGCATTGTCTAAGTATGCAGATGAACGAGTTGATGCCACGGGCGCATCACGCACTTTGATCAATGATGAACAACGTGGTGGGCGTATCAATGATGTTTTGTATGGCACATCACCTGATGACATGGCATCGTCTAGCATCATGGGGTATTTGAATCAAGCCAAAAAACAGGTTTACGATTCGGCATATAAAAGGGTTGGCGGCAATCAAATCAAAACAAGCAATGTTGATGATTTGCTGAAAAACCCCCAATGGGCGGCAGGGCTAAAAATCAAAGGCGTTGAGGGCGTACAGTCAGCCGCCAAAGATTATTTGAACCTTGCAAAGACAGTTGGCTTTGAAGATATTAATGGCGTGATGCACCCGCCTGGGTCTGTCGCTGCTTATGATGCCGTGCGTAAAGCAATCAATGCTGATTGGACACCGCAAAACGCTAACGCCATTCGGCGGGTTAACCAAGCCATAGACAAAGACATTGCGGCAGTTGCTGACCCTGCTTTGTACAAGCTAGGCGACAGAATCCATGAAGTGGAAAAAACCATTTTTGGTTCTAAAGGCATAAAAACTTTGTTTGGCGAGATGGACAAAAACGGGGTGATTACATCATCCACCCCATTGGAAAAAATCCCATCCAAGATGAATAATTTGCCCAAAGACCAATGGCGGCACATTCGGGAAACTTTGAACGATCTTGCAAATGGCAATGTAAAAGGTGCGCCAGAAGGTATGCCGCCAGTTCCACAGGAGTTGCGCCAATCAGCCGCTGCTGCTGTTGCTGAAATTGATGGTGCTTTAGCCCGTGAGGTGCAAAAAGCTGGGTCTGACAAAATGGGCGTTTGGAATCAAAACTCAGCCAACAAAACAATGAATTCATTGGTTGGTGAAAAGATTTTAGAAACATTCCCACCTGATGAAGTTCGTAGGTTTCACCTGTTGAACACGGTTGGGCAGATAGTGCCAGGAATCCACGCATATGAGGGTGCGGCATTGCAAGCTAGACGGGTTGGCGTGATAGAAGGCAACTTACCCAAAATTGGTGCTGGCGCTGGTGCTGCCCTTGGTGGGTTTGTTGGTGAAGCCCCTGGCGCTGCCGTTGGTACATATCTTGGGCAACAAGCTGGCGCAAAATACAAAACCAAAATAGAAGAAAAAGCATTGACCAAAGAGGCTAAAAAATCCCAAAAAGAAATGGAAAAAGCTACGGCCCTTGGCAAGCAAACGGGCAAAAACAAACTTGAAGATTTGAACAAGTGATGGCAGACATCGACCTTGTTAAATATGGCGTACTCTGGCAAAAGGTCGAGGACTACGAGCGCCGATTTGATGACATGGACAAGAAGATGACCAAGATGGAGGCCCAGCTAGAACAACTGGTTGCCCTTGCCAATCAGGGTCGAGGCGGGTTCTGGGCTGGCATGGCGCTGGTGTCTGCTATATCTAGTGCAATGGGCTATGTGTCCCACTGGATTGGCAAATCAAATTAATTTGGTAAAAGCATGATTGATTTAACCAAAGCCATTGGCGCTGTTGCCGCAAGCGTTGCCGCATTAGGTGGCAGTTACACGTTGGCTGACAAGTTTGGCTGGTTTGATAGGGCTATTCTTGAATGGTCACCAGAGCATTTTAAAATTGTGGCAGAGGTTGGACAACCCATAAATGTCACTGTTGCACGAATCAAAAAACGGGATGATTGTTCTGTTGAGAGTTTCACCCCAAGCATTCGGGATGCGGCGGGTATGGTGCATGAGGCAACCACCACGGCAAGCAGATTCAGCGGCCCAGCAGGGCCAGAGATTGACACGTTTACCTACCAGTTGACGATGGTGAGAAAAGAAAAGATTGCTGAAGGCAAGGCAACTTTGCTGGCAACGATCAAATACAAATGTCCCGAGGGTGAACGTGTTGTTCAATACCCCCGCCATGCCAATCTAAGTTTTGATTTAAAAGGCTAAAAAATGCTAACCTTGTTTTCATCCCTAGTCAGCTTCCTGATGGGTGGTCTGCCCAAAATCCTTGAATTCATCCAAGACCGTGCCGACAAAAAGCATGAACTGGCGCTGGCGGCAATGCAAACCGAACGGGAACTGACCCTAAAAAAAGCTGGCTTGGAAGCACAGGAACGTATTGAGCATATCCAGACTGAGCAGATACAGATTAACGCAGAGGTCACCAATGCCCAGACCGCCATGCAAGAACGCCAAGCCCTGTATGCCCATGATGTGGCGCTAGGCCAAGGTGCATCAATTTGGGTGATCAACATGAGGGCGGCAACCCGTTCGGTCATTACTTACGGTATGTTTGTGATGTTTATGTTTGTCGAAATCTTTGGTTTTTACTATGCTTGGCACACAGACGTAGCTTTTGATGTGGCGCTAAACCATTTGTGGGATGATGAGACTCAGATTATTTGGGCTTGCATTGTGTCGTTTTGGTTTGGCGGTCAAGCGTTCAAAAAATGAACATTAGCCTTGAAGCTGTTGAGATGGTCAAGCACCATGAAGGTGTGCGGTTTAAGCCTTACCGTTGCCCTGCAAAACTTTGGACGATTGGAGTTGGTCATGTACTTTACCCAGATCAAGGCAAGATGCCTGTTGATCAAAGAGATGGTTATCAGCTACGTCCAGAGGATAACCGCACGTTTTCAGCAGAAGAAGTAAATGCCATTCTCAGAAACGATCTTGCAAGGTTTGAACGTGGAGTACACACTTTATTTCCTGTCGATCTCAGCCAAGGTATGTTTGACAGTCTTGTTTCTTTTTCTTTTAACTGCGGCTTGGGAACAGCCCAGCGTTCAACGCTACGCCAGAAAGTGCTTAGAGGCGACAAGGCGGGTGCTGCGGATGAATTCCTAAAGTACACCAAGGGCGGTGGCAAAGTCCTGCCAGGACTGGTTAAACGCCGCCAGGATGAACGGGCGCTATTCCTCCATCCATAGCAGGATTTGAACGAATACCCAGGCGACTGCCACCACAACGGCAGCGCCCAGGCACAAGACCAAAAACAAACCCATCATGTGTTTTCCTGTGGTGGTGTGCAAGTGTGAATGGTGATTAAATCTGGTGTGCGCTTGCCGCATCGGGGGCAAAAGTTTTGCTCTGTGCGCTGTGCCAATGCTTCTTTGAGTGCGGTAATGGCTTCATTAACATGGCGGCTTTGTGTGAAATGTATTTTCACAATGTCCAATGCAAAAAGCGCCAGCTTCATTGCTTCTTTGTCAGTCATGCTTGTCCCCTTGTTTTCTACATTTTCAGCGTACCGCATGATCTGGTGTTTGCGTGACCCCTGCATACCCCAATCCCCTTGTCGCTTTGCTAAATCCTCAAATGCTTCATCTTCTTCATTCATGTCAAACCCTCACTAAAGTTGTGCGCCATTCCCTTTCCTGGCGCTTTGATTTAGATGCGACTGTTTTGCCTGTCAATTCAATCAATCCCAGCGTTTCCAGTTCTTTTAAACGCCGTGCCACTTGATTGCCATCCAGACCCGTGTGGGTGGCGATTCCATCTTTGCCCAATGGCCCGTGCTGGACAAGGCATTGAACAATAATTGAACCGTGTTTTTTAGCTAATTCCTTGGCTGAATCCGCTGCCACAAACGAGGTCAGCGGGTCAGATTTACGCACTCGCGGAAATATGAAATCAAACATAATTAAAACGGCAGGTCATCATCGTTATCTGCTGGCAAGCCTTTAGGCTCAACAGGGCGCGGGTCGTTCAAATATGCCCACCCGTCCCAACCGTTTTCCTTCAAAGGGATTACATCCAGTTTGAGCATTTCGCCATTGCGTGTGTCAATGATTGACCCGATGCGCTGATAGCGATTCTTTTGCTGACCTTGGGCATTGGTGTACTGGCCCACGATGGCGGTGATTTCTTTTTTAACTTTTGACATTATTTGCTTTCAATGATTGCGTTTAGTTGTTGAACTTGGGATTTGACTTCTGCAAGAAATTTGACAATCTCTGCTTCAATCTCTGCGATATATGCGTCATCACGGTCAACCCGTTTGACAAACAATTGCGCCTTGGCTGGCATTCTGGGGTCAAATGAAACATAGTCAGTCCATTTGCGCCCTGTGCAAGCCATTTGAAATTGCATCTGGGTGATGTATTTGCTAGGCACTTTTTGGGATAGCAGCGTTTCAATCATGGTGGACGTATTTGGGCATTTGATCTCCACCAATCCATCGTCCCCAACAAGCCCATCAGGTGACGCGCCAGCCCACTCAATTGATGGATGACGCACAAACCCCACTTCTTCCACCATAACGCTTTGTGCGGCCTCATAAGCAGCCCTAGCAAATGGTTCTTGTTCTGTGCCCCATTGCATGGCGGCGTTGGTGTATGACTCTTGTTTGGTAAAGGTTAGGCGTTCCACCACAAGCTGGGCCATGTAGTTATCGCGACTGGTGCTGTAACCTGTCTTGGTCTTGGCGATTACGTCTGCCACTCTGCTGGCGGTAACTTTTCCCAAACGTTGATAAAACCATTCGCTACTGCCTTGGATGATTTCAGTTTCCATTGCGTGTCTCCAGCATGGCATTTGCCATTTTGTATGAAAGTTCAGAAACGATTAAATCTGTTTCTGGATACGTGCCGCGGCTAATCCATCCAGAGATAAAAGATTGCATGGCAAAAATGGCGATAAAGTCTTTAAGGGTTATTTCCTCAAGACCGATTTCTTTCTTTTTTCTCATGCTTTTTCCTTTGCTTTGGCAATGCGGTCTGCCTTGGCTTTGATGACCTTGGCAATCCAAATCTGATCGCCCTTGCAAGCGTCATAGGCTGCTTTGTAGGCGGTTTGCAGTTCTTCTTTGTTGGCGCTGGCATCGATGGCGGCTATGTGGTCTGCCATCATTCCAGCGTCAATTTGTGGCGCGGGGCGAGATGCCGCTACACCGTCATCGTCATCTGGTGAGAGGCCGCTGGCGGTCAAAAGGCTATATCTCCGCGCATAAGTCAAGGCGCTACCAAAACCCATTGCATCATGTTTGCTGGCTGGGACATGAAGCATTCCGCACTCCATCACTTCCCCAGATTCATGCACAAACATTGTTTCAACCATTACGCCATCTTTGCATTCATAGGTGCGTTGCATAAGACCTATGCCATTGGCGTTTAAAGCGCCTACAACAGCATCAATGCAAGAACTGAGGTCTGCATACTTGGATTTGAAATGGGGGTTTACAGACGTTTTTAGCGCCTTGCCAAATTGTGATTGTGCTTTGACAAAGGCGGCGGCGATTTGTTTTCCAATTGGTGTTTCCATAATGTTTCCTTAATAAGCGTATTTAGGGCCGCAGGTGACTTCCACCACAGTTTCGACTGTGTAGCCATTGATCTTGCGTTTGGCGTATAGCGGGATGGCGCGGAGGCCAGAGGATTCGCATTGGCGCACAGCGTCAATAACCTCATTCCTGCCCATCGGCTGCACTTGCTTGTCAACAATCAAATCCTGATTGGGCGCTTGGGGTGCTGACCCTGGCAAGCTAGAGCAACCAGCCGTGACCCAGGCCATCCAGCACAAAAGTGAGTAGGTGATCATCTTCATTCCGATTCCTTTGCAATCAAGCGCATTTCCAGTTCTTTGATGTATTCCTGTGCGGTTTCCACAAGGTTGATGTGCGTACGCAAGTGCGACTCCAAAAGCCCAACGTGATAGGCCAAGCGGTTCTGTGCGGGTTCGCCTTCATACTGTTTGTCAGCAATGAATTTGATGTTGTCGATAAGTTCGTCTGCATTCATGTCATGGTCTCCAAATAAAAATATCAAGGCAAAGCACAACCAAAGCAACCAAGGCAAGAACCCTGATAACTTTGTCGCCAGTGGAATGTCGCACAGCATGGATTTCTATGGCGCATCCATATTCAATTGTTTTGTGAAATGCCTCATTCATCGTGCGTGGGTGTTTCATCTTGGTCATCCTCTGGTTGGTTGTCGGGGTTGTAGTTTGATTGGCGGGTGAAAATTTGCCCCCACCGCCATTCTTCATAGTCTTCTGTGTACATAAAAATTTTTAATCTGAGCAACGAGCGTAATCTTCACGGGTATCGGTACGCTCACAGGGGATGTACAAATAATCAATGTCACAGGAAACAATTTCCCCGTCAAATTTTCTGACCAAAACACATTTTTTAATAGAAGTGTCTTTGCCGACTACAAAGCCAGTAAAACAGCGTGAGTTGTTTTTGTGATATTCAACATATTCATCAGCAAAATTATCGCGTGGGTCAAATGCTTGCATTTCAGTTGCGTTGCTCATTGTGAGACTCCTAAAAGACCCCGAGAAATTCAGGGCATGGCGTGATTATCAGCTACCTTATAATCCCAAGTCAACTGTAGGGGTATTAGCGGTCTTATGTACAATGTGCGGATGGACAAGGACAAATTTATCGCATTGGCTGGCTCACAGACTGAGCTTGCCAGAATCTTGGGCATCCACCAATCGGCGGTTTCCCAATGGAAAACTGTTCCTCAGGCAAGGATTTGGCAATTGATGGTGTTGCGTCCTGAGTGGTTTTCAATGTAAGATTGTTTGAAACACGGCTAGGTGGGGAGTAGCTACCCCACCGAAAAGAGAACTCCCCTCCTGCCGAGGTTTCTTTTCTGGGAGATTTGCGGAGATGCTTCATGCATTACTACCAGCACCACATTGGTGATTTCATCAAAGACACTTCATTTTTGACAAATGAAGAAGTTGGAATTTATCTGAAATTGTTGTGGATTTACTACGACACCGAACAAGCATTACCTAATTCATTGTTTGAACTTTCAATGAAGGTCAACGCCCGTGACCAGCAAGAAGTTTTGAGTGGCATTTTGGATATGTTTTTTACTTTGGAAAACAACGAATGGCATCACAGACGTTGCGACAAAGAAATTGATCATTACCACTTGCAAATTGAAACCGCATCTAAGGCAGGAAAAGCATCGGCACTTAAACGAGCGTTAAACAAAGAATCAACGGGCGTTGAACAGGCGTTGAACGGGCGTTCAACAGACGTTCAACTAACCAATAACCATGAACCAATAACCAATAACCATATAAAAGAATCTAAAGATTCTTTGTCGGCAGGGTTGCCGACTTGCCCCCATCAGGACATTCTGAATCTCTACAAAAAGCATTTGCCACAGCTTGCCCAGCCAAGGGTGTGGGATGGGGTCAGGCAGACCAACTTACGGCAAAGGTGGTTGCAAGCCGCCAAACCGTCTGTATTCAGCCCACAGGGGTATGCAACCCAAGCGGATGGTTTGACATGGTGGGATTCGTTTTTTAACTACATTGCCAACGACACCAAGCTGGCGCAGGGGTTTGAAACCAAGGACAGGACATGGCGACCTGATCTGGTGTGGATAGTGAACGCAACCAATTTCGCCAAGATAATTGATGGAAAGTACCAAAAATGAACTTTGTAAAACCAGACACCAAAAAAGACCCGTTAGACGATGTTCAGCGCCTGATGTGCAGTGTGCCAGGATGCCCCAAACGTTGGTCAGTTCATATGGAAGGCCAGCGCCCAATGTGTTCCGAGCATCAATGGTCGGACAAGAAGCCAGCTACTAGGCGGGACATTGCCGCCCTGTTGCCCAACACCAAGCCCGTGAAACATTGGATGGATGACGAGGCATTTTGATGAACTACTTTGAGGCACATAAACTTTTAGACAGGGTAAAAGATGGACAAACCATCAGCCGAACCGCAATTGACTATGCGCTTTTCCTTACAGGAGATGCGCCAGAGCGAGGCCAGAGAATGGATTTTGAGATACCAGCAGAAAACCAAGGAACTGGGCAAAGCCAAGGCATCAGCTTGGTGGCAGACCACGATTGCAGACATTGCAAGGCGCAGGGGTGAAGCTGCTGCCAACGACCTCAGAAACCGAATGAACCAAGAAAGGTCAAAATGAAAATCGATGTACAAAAAATGCACAGCGTTGGCTTTGGTGTTTTGTTTTTCCCGCGATACGGCCTTGGCATCCAGATTGGTCGGCGCTGGTTTGGATTTAAAAAATGAGATATGCCGCTAGGGTTGATGCCAACCAAAAACAAATCATTTCAGCATTGGAGGCCGCTGGCGCTTACGTCTGGGTCATTGGCCTACCAGTTGACCTTTTAGTTGGATACAAGAACCACACCTTTCTGGTGGAATGCAAAAGTGGCCCCAAAAGGCGTCTAACGGCCCTACAAGACGATTTTTTTAAGAATTGGTCTGGTAGTACCTTGGCAAGGATTGATGGCCCTGACGGGGCTTTACGCATGATCGGAGTTTTGAAATGAGTTTTTTAATTGATTCACCAACTTGCATATCGTTTTCTGGTGGTAGAACTTCTGCATATATGTTGCATAAAGTATTAGAGTGCGGGGGGGGCAATTGCCAAACGAAGCCAAAGTTATTTTTTGCAACACGGGCAAAGAAGAAGAAGCCACTTTGAAATTTGTAAATGATTGTTCAAGGCATTGGAATGTTGAAATTACTTGGTTGGAATTTGCTGTTGTGAATGACATAAAAATTCCCAAAGTTGTTAATTACCAAACCGCCAGTAGAAATGGCGAGCCTTTTGATGCGGTAATTAAATGGTTTGAACCCACTTTGCCAAATGGCAGGGCCAGATATTGTTCAAGCCAAATGAAAACCAGAACGATGCACCGACATTTGCGATCAATTGGGTGGACTGAGTGGGATTCATTTATAGGCATTCGGGCAGATGAACCAAGGCGCGTGGCTAAATTTCGTGCAAATCCGCACCCAGAAAACAAGCACGAAACAGTGCATATGCCACTTGTCCCTGCAAATGTTTCATCAAAAGATGTCGGCAATTTTTGGAAAAATCAAACTTTTGATCTTGAATTGCCAAACATGAACGGCAAAACAATGCACGGGAACTGTGATTTATGTATGTTGAAACCAAAATCTCAGGTTTTAAGTTTGATTAAAGAAAAGCCAGAACGGGCGCTTTGGTGGATAAAACAAGAAGAAGAAGCGGCAAAAAGATGCCACGGAGATGGCAAATTCTTTGCTATTGACCGCCCCAGTTATGCCGAAATGTATAAATATTCAGCAGAACAGACTGATATGTTTGACCCAAATGAAGAAGCAATTTCATGTTTTTGTGGAGATTAAATGAAACCAGAAGAAGCCGCCCAAGACATTCGCGCTAAAGCCCGAGCCTATGGCGATGCCAAAGCCCAGCGGGTGTACCTTGAGGAATTTCGCAAGTCCAAAAAAGCCCTTTTGATGAAAGATGCCTTGCAAATGGGCTATGAGGCGGCAAACGCCCAAGAACGCGAGGCTTACGCTGACCCCGAATATCACACCTTGCTGAAAGGGCTGGCGGCGGCAATAGCCCAGGAAGAAACCCTGCGCTGGGAAATTGAGGCATCAAGGCTAGATGTCGAAATTTGGCGGACTCGAGAGGCCACCAACCGACTGCAAGACAGGGCGCATCAATGATTCACTATCATGGAACGCCAATAACGCCTATGAAAGCCATAGAAACAATGGGCGGCAAACATTTTTGCGTTTCCTACGCCAGACCAGACGATTTGCAAAGGTGCTTGCGCTTGGGTCAGTCTTTGATGCTGGACAACGGGGCATTTAGCGCCAAAACCCGTGGCTTGACCTTTGACATTGATGGATTCTATGAATGGGTTGAACCTTTGTTGGCGCATCCACATTGGGCGGTTGTGCCTGATGTGATTGATGGGACTGTTGAGCAACAGCGGGAAATGGTCAAAACATGGCCTTTCCGCAAAGAATTTGGCATTCCTGTCTGGCATTTGGGCTTGCCAATATCCTATTTATTAGAACTGTGCGATGCCTGGGGGCGGGTTTGCTTTGGGTCGGCTGGCGAGTTTTGGCAGATTGGCACACCCAAGTGGTGCGGAAAGATGGACGAAGCCTTTAACGCCATGACAAACACCTTTGGGCGGCAATTGCCTTGGGTGCATGGATTGAGGATGCTGGGACTGTCTGCTGGCCCTTGGCCTTTGGCTAGTGCTGATTCAACAAATGTGGCGTTACATCACGCCGAAAAGCAGGTTTGTGCAGGTTGCATGGCAAAACGCATAGATTCAACTAACCCCCCCCCCCCACTTTGGGAAACAAAACCATTACAGGAGATTTTGATTTGATTTATCCAGCGATTTACATTGCCGCCCTTGTCATTGCTAACCTACTGGTGGCATGGCTTGGCCCTTGGTTTAGCCCCATAAATGCTTTTGTGCTGATAGGGCTGGATTTGTCATTGCGGGACAAACTGCATGAACAATGGCAAAACGACAGGCTTTTGCTAAAAATGGGTGGATTGATTGCGGTGGCTAGTGGGGTTTCGTATTTGCTGAACCCAGCAGCGGGGGCGATTGCTTTGGCATCATTTGTGGCATTTGCCCTTGCCATGACTGCCGACACCATTGTTTATCATTATTTGCGGGATAAAGCATGGGTGATTCGATCAAACGGGTCTAATGTTGCTGGCGCTGCGGTGGACTCCATCACATTCCCAACCATTGCTTTTGGTGGATTGATGCCCGAAATCGTTGCCCTTCAGTTCTGCGCCAAAGTATTTGGCGGCGGCATCTGGTCTTATTGGTTAAAAAAATGAAGTGTCCAGAATGCGGAACATGGACAATTGTCAAAGAATCCAGAATATCCACAGGCAATACAAGAAGAAGGCGCTTGGAATGCGCTAATTTCCACAGGTTTTCCACATTGGAGACAATAGTTGATCGAAAAACATTCATACGTAAGGTCAAAAAAGCTGCTGAAACTGGTGGCAAGCCTTGACTGTCAAGCCTGTGGGTCTGGGAACATGGTGCAAGCGGCGCACACAAACTGGGGCGGCGGCAAGGGCCGAGGGGTCAAAGCTGATGACAATTTAGTCGCTGCGCTGTGTTTGGGGTGTCATTACGAGATTGACCAAGGTAAGGATTTGAGCCGCCAAGAACGCCAAGAAATGTGGCTAAAGGCGCATCACAGGACAATTGATGCCCTGCGGGACTGTTGGCCTATTGACATTCCCTTTCCAGATGCGAAAATCTAGCCCTGTTGGTAGCAGTTGCCAGCATTTTGGGGGTTCGCCCCCTTTTTTTTGATATAGTGAGCGCATGAAAAACGAAGAAGTTGCCGAATTTGTCGCCACGCTGTTTCATGCGGGAACAATCACGCACTTCCAGCATTTGCAAACGACCGAATACGCGACCCACAAGGCGCTGGGCAAGTTTTACCCCAAGATCGTAGACTTAGCTGACAGTCTGGCAGAGAGTTACCAAGGGCGCTACGACACCAGGATGAAGAAGTTTCCTGATGAACTGCACGACCCCAAAGACACACCGCATGAGTATCTGACCCAGCTAAAAGGGTTTGTGCAAGAAGCGCGAGAAGAAATCCCCCAAGACTCAGAATTGCAAAACATCGTTGATGAAATTGCTGATCTGATCAATTCAACCCTGTATCTTTTAACTCTGAAATGAGGAAATCATGGCAAATATGATGAAAAACGAACCCAAAGGCTACGGCGCACAAGTCTCCATGAAGGGCAACCCTGCCCCTGACATGAAGTCTGGCGAACAAGGCAGCGCCAAAAAGGGCATCCCTAACGCTATGACCAACAAAACTGGCGCTGACAAGAAATTTGAAGGCGGCAAAATGTCAGGTATTTGCTACACTCACGACCGCAAGTCTTGCCAATAAAGCGTAAGCCCCACCGTGAATAAGACGGCAGGGCTTACTGACCAAACAAAAAAGGAGGTTTTGAATGGCTGAAATGGATTCTAATTGCGGGAACTGCAAGTTTTACCGCGCCCAGCAAATCATGGGCGTGTGTAGGCTTTACCCAACCCAGCAAAACAAGCACGAAAAAGATTGGTGCGGTCAGCATCTGATTGTTGAAACGCAGGATGTAAAGGTTGATTTAGTCGCCTTGCCTGTGTACGACATAACCACCGATCAAATCACGCCCCCAAAGCGCAAATACGAGAGGAAAGCAAATGCTAAAGCCTCTACGTGATCGGGTGGTGGTGCGCCCCCAAGTGCGGCATATCTCCGACATCATCTACATTGACAACAAAGAACCCTTTAACGAGGGGACGATTGTGGCGGTTGGCCCTGATGTTGAGGGTGTCCAAGCTGGCGACTTCATAAAGTATGGGAATGGGGATTATCTGAAATGGCCCACCCATAAAATTGATGGTCAGGATTATCAAATCATTCAAGAAGCGGACATTTGCGCCGTTGTGGAGGCTTAAAAATGGCAACTAAACCTGGGCTTTATGCCAACATTCACGCCAAGCAAGAACGCATAGAGCGCCAAAAGGCGGCGGGTAAAACGCCAGAGCGCATGAGGTCGCCAGGGGCAAAGGGTGCGCCGACTGCCCAGGCATTCAAAGAATCAGCCAAAACCGCCAAAAAGAAGTAATCATGGCAAAGCACGATAAGCCCATCCCCCACAAGACTACGGGCAAAGGGAAAACCTACAACCCCACCGAAAAAGGTGCGGGAATGACCGCCAAAGGCCGTGCCGAGTACAACGCTAAGAACAATTCAAACTTAAAGCCACCAGCCCCAAACCCCAAGACCAAGGCAGATGCTGGACGAAAAGCTAGTTTTTGCGCTAGGATGGAGGGGGTGGTAAAACACTCTAAAGGCCCAGCAGAACGGGCTAAGGCCAGTCTAAAAAACTGGAATTGTTAACCCTTTTGGAAGAAATAAAGGAAATATCATGGCAAATTCAATCGCAACAGGCGTAGCTTACGCAGACCCAGAGTTCGTTTCAGTTCAAGTTGGTAATTCAACTGTTCCAGTAGCTGTAACGACCAGCGGCATCATTAACGGGGCATATGCCACGACCAGCGCCGCAAGTGGCGACACCCGACTAACTTACCAACGTCTGACGTTTAGCAGCACTGGTAGCGGTGAAACCATCCGAGCGTTCAGCGTTGTGACGGGCGCAGGGGCTGCCACTGGTGGAACGATCAATGGCGCACACCTGAGTTTGAGCGTCAATGGCGCTGGCACTATTTCTGGCGCTGGCAATGCTTTACGGGCTACCTTGGGCGGTACATCCACTAACCCAGGGGGCACGTTGGCGGCTATTCAAGCGGATTCCAACTTTGCATCTGGTGGCACTTGGACGAATACATCATTTATTCGTTTCACCAACAGCGGCACGGGTACGGTTCCTAACTTGTTCAACATTCCCGCAGCTTTGTTCGTGACAAGCACTGCCACCATTGCCAAAACTTTGAAAGTTGTGGCATCGGACGGTACGCCTTACTACCTGATGTGTTCGAGCGCCGCCTAAGATGTTGAAGCATCCAAACCCAGAAATTCAGCTTTTGGTTGAGATGCTAGAGGGGCAGCGGGATTCCGCTATGGCGCAAGCCGCTGCCCTTTTTAGAGAAAACACCGAGTTGAAGCAAGCCTTACAAGAAAAGCTGGCCCAAGAATCCAAGGAGAAGGCAAATGCCGCTGATAGCATCAATGACCCCCAAGGCGCTGAAGGCCAATATTAAGGCAGAGATCGCCGCTGGCAAGCCACCCAAACAAGCGGTGGCTATTGGCTATTCAGTACAGCGGGAAGCCATGAAAGATGCGGGAAAGAAAACCACATCAAAAAAGAAAAAGTGATTTAATCACAAAGACTTACAGGTTAAATCAATGGCTGCACCACAAGGAAACCAGAACGCTGCAAAGGGCAGACTGTTTTACGATAAGTTGCGCCTTGTTTTGACTACTGAGCCGCACCGACTCAGGGGGATTGCCGAGCAGTTGGTAAGCCAAGCTGAAGCGGGTGAACCTTGGGCCATCAAAGAGATCATTGATAGGATGGATGGCAAGGCAATACAGGCAACGACCATTGAAAACGCAGATGGGTCGCCATTGCTGGGTGGGATTCAAGTCACATTCATCAAGCCCGAATGACTGATGTACAAGATGCCATTGCAAAGGCAGAGTTCCCTGTCAAGCTGCAAGGGTTGTTTCAGAAGTCCCGCTACAAAGTTCTATATGGTGGGCGGGGCGGGGCAAAGTCTTGGGGAATAGCTAGAGCATTGCTTATCCTGGGGGCAAAAAACCCAATCCGCATCCTGTGCGCCCGAGAGTTTCAAACCAGCATCAGGGATTCGGTTCACAAACTGCTGTGCGACCAGATTGAAAGCCTTGGATTGCTGGGGTTCTATGAGATCACCCAGGCCAGCATCAGGGGGCGCAACGGCACAGAATTCAGCTTTGTGGGCCTTAAAAATAATGTGTCAAACATCAAATCTTACGAAGGCGTTGACATTTGCTGGGTTGAGGAAGCCCAGACCACCAGCCGTTTATCGTGGAACATTCTGATTCCAACCATCCGCAAAGGCGGGTCAGAGATATGGATTTCGTTCAATCCTGAGTTGGAAACAGACGAAACTTACCAGCGTTTTGTGGCAAACCCACCAGAGGATTGCATCACCATGCGGGTGAACTGGTCAGATAACCCCTGGTTTCCCGAAACTCTGCGCTTGGAAAAAGATTCTTTAAAGCAAAGGGATGAAGAAGCCTACAACCAAGTTTGGGAAGGGCTATGCCGCCAGACTGTTGACGGGGCTATCTTTGCCAAGGAAATGCAACAGGCCGAGAAGGATGGGCGCATCACTAAAGTGCCCTATGACGCAACCAAACCAGTTCATGCGGTGTTTGACCTGGGTTGGTCAGATAGCACCGCCATATGGTTCTTGCAGTTTGTGGGGATGGAGACAAGGCTAATCCGATACATTGAGGATGCCCAGAAAACCATCAGCTATTACTTAGCGACCATGCAAACCTATGGTTATGTATATGATACCGTTTGGTTACCCCATGACGCTGAAAACAAGACCTTGGCGGCGGCTGGGCGGTCAATTGATGACATTGTGAGGGCAGCAGGGTACAAGACCAACATCCTGCCCAGAGTGCCAATTCTGGACTCCATCAACGCCGCCAGGACAATATTCCCAAACTGTTACTTTGACCGCGAACATACCGCCGATGGTCTGGCTTGCCTGAGACATTACAGGTACGAGGTTGACCCAGACACGGGGCAGTTCAGCCGCAACCCATTGCACGACCATTATTCCCACGGGGCAGATGCGTTTCGATACATTGGGCTTATGATCAAAGAACCCACTAAACGCAAGAAGCAAATGGTTGCCACAGCGGGTTCATGGATGGGATAATCGCCCAAAGGGGTTCATATGGCTTACCAAGATGCAGACGGCGCAAACGCCAAGATTAACGAAGCGATCAAGTTTTGGCGCTTGGTCAATGATTCGGACTCTACAAACCGAGCCGAGGCGTTAAACGACATTAAGTTTGCCGCTGGTGACCAATGGCCCGTTGAGATTCAGAATAGCCGAAATCTGGAAAGCCGCCCTTGCCTGACGATCAACAAGATCGATGCATACATCCGACAGGTGACCAACCAGCAAAGGATGCAGCGCCCACGCATTAAAGTTCACCCCGTCAACAACCTTGCCGACTACAAGATTGCCCAGGTCATTGAGGGCATCACCCGTCACATCGAGGTCAATTCCAGCGCCGACACAGCTTACGACACCGCATTTGATTACGCTGTCAGGATGGGTTGGGGCTACTGGCGCATCAATTACAAGTATGTGCGGGAAGATTCTTTCGACCAAGAAATCTACATTGATGCCGTTGAAAACCCCTTTACTGTCTACTTTGACCCCAACAGCGTCAGGCCCGATGGGTCAGATGCCGAGCGATGCCTAATCACCACTGTGCTGGACAAGAAGATATTTCGGGAAATGTATCCAGGTGCAAACGATGGGGCTAACTTCCAGCAACGCAGCACAGGGGATGACACCTCTGCCTGGGTGACCAAAGAGGATATTCGGATTGCCGAGTATTTTTACATTGAGCGTGAACGTGCCAAACTGTATTTGCTGAGTGATGGCACAACGTCATTTGGGGACAGCGCCAACTTCTTTGCACGGGTTGAGGCCGCAAAGTTGACTGTGGTTGATGAACGGGATTCATTCCGCAAGGCTGTTAAATGGGTCAAGATGACCGCAATGGAAGTGTTAGAGGAAAAGACCTGGGCGGGTAAATATATCCCCGTTGTGCCTTGTTATGGCGCACAGGTGATTGTGGATGACAAGCGCAAGAAATACGGTTTAGTTCGGTTTGCCAAAGACCCCCAGCGGATGTATAACTTCTGGCGCACCAGCATGACCGAATCGGTGGCGCTTGCACCCAAGGCTAAATGGCTGCTGGCAGAGGGCCAAGATGAAGGTCACGAAAACGAATGGGCAATGGCTAACATTAAGTCCATGCCTGTATTGCGGTATAAGCAAAAAGACATTGAAGGCGTACCAGCGCCAGCCCCCCAGCGACTGCAACCCGAGCCGCCACCCGCAGGGATTATGGAAGCGGCTGGTGCAATTTCTGCTGATTTGCAGATGGTGTTGGGCATCATGGATCCGAATCAATTGCCGTCTGGGAATATCTCAGGCAAAGCGTTGCAGGGCCAACAAAATCAGGTTGATCTGTCTAACTTCCACTTTTACGACAATTTGACCCGTTCCATTGCTCAAACTGGGCGCATTATTCTTGACCTGATACCCAAGATTTACGACACCCAGCGAGTGATGCGGATTATTGGTTCTGATGGTCAACCCGACATGACCACGATCAACGAGCAAAACGAGATTGGCGAGGTTTTAAACGATGTGACCGTTGGCGAATACGATGTGGTGATGGACACAGGCCCAGGATTCCAGACCAAGCGCCAGCAAGCGGTTGAATCCATGATGCCTTTGCTGACGGGCAATCAGGAATTGTTTAATATTGCGGGGGACTTGGTATTCAGAAACATGGATTTCCCAGGCGCAGATGTAATTGCTGACCGCCTTGCCGCTATGAACCCGATGGCAAACATTGACGAGAAATCCGACATACCGCCAGAAGCCCAGATGCGTTTGGCGCAATCTGAGCAAATGATTCAGCAGTTACAACAGCAATTGCAAGCGGCGGGTCTGGAAATCAATAACAGGGCGCAAGTGGCCCAGATCAGAGAAGAAGGCGCAACTAGACGCAAGCTGATGGATGTGACCGCACGGGCGCACAACACCGAAACAATTAACGAAGCAAAAGTTAATCAAACCAATGTCAATGCAATTACTAGCCAAAACAAGTCTGAAATTGATGCGTTGGTCAAAATGCTTATTGCAAGAATGTCACCTGATCAGTTAATGATGGAGATTGAACGCCTAAACGCTGAACAGCAACAGCTTGCAATGTTTGCCGCCCAAGATATTAGTCACCAGCCCAATCCCTTTATACAAGGAATGCCGCAATAATTGACATTGACATGATTTCGGGTAATATCGCCCAAACCTTACCAGTTGGGTCAACTGGGTAAATCCTTGGAGTAATCCATGTCTGAAGTGCAAGAAGCACCAAAAGTCGCCGCTAACGTGGTGACAAGTGAGAATTTAGCTGAGTTCAACGCCAAGAAGATGGGTTTAGCTGATAGAGCGCCTGTCGAGGCTGTGGTTGAGAAAACTCCCACAGAGCCGACAGAATCGCAAAGCCAGAGTGAGCCGCTTGGGGAAGATGAAGCGACAGCGACAGAGGAAAGAAAACGCAATCCAAAGCTGGAATTAAGGTTTGAAAAGATAACCAAGCAACGCGAGGAAGCAAGGCAAGAAGCCAAGCGGGAACGGGAAGCGCGGGAATCTTTAGAGGCCAAAGTTAGGGAATTGGAAGGACGGGCAAAGCCGCAAGCTGAAACCCAGCCAACTGGTGAACCCAAGCCAGAGAATTTCTCCGATATGTATGAATATGCTAAGGCGTTGACAGATTATCGGGTTGAACAAAGGATGGGCGAGGAAAAGCAGAAGGAAGCACAGGCTAAACAGCAAGCCGAACGGGAAAAGGTGATAAACGCCTGGACTGATCGGGTTAAAGCTGCCAAGTCTGAGATGCCTGATTTTGACGATATGGTTGGTTCTGCTGACGTTGTTGTGAGCAACGAAGTGCGGGATGCAATCTTTGAATCAGATGTAGGGCCGCGAATTCTGTATCACCTTGCCGAGAATCCCGAGTTTGCAGAGAAACTCTCAGGCATGACGGTGGCATCGGCTTTGAGAAGCATTGGAAAGCTAGAGGCCCAGTACGAAAAGACTGAGCCAACATCTAAGACTGTTGTTGGGAAAAGTAAAGCGCCAGCGCCGATTAACCCAATCAGATCGGCGGCAAACGGCAGAGATGTACCCCTTACCAGCGATGGTAAATTTGAAGGGTCATATCAAGCCTACAAAGCCGCACGAATGGCAGGGCGAATCCGCTAAATCAATCTTTTTTTAAGGAAATGAAATGAGCAACAATCTGCTTACCATCTCCATGATCACCAACGAAGCGTTGATGGTTTTGGAAAACGAGTTGACCTTCTCCTCTGAAGTTGACCGCAATTATGACGATCAATTTGCCGTTAGCGGCGCAAAGATCGGTAACACCCTAAACGTTCGCCGTCCTGGTCGTTTCATCGGAACTACTGGCCCAGCATTGAACGTTGAGGACTTCAACGAGACTTCTGTGCCTGTCACTTTGACCACACAGTTCCACGTTGATACCCAGTTCACCACGCAAGATTTGGCCCTGTCATTGGATATGTTCTCTGACCGAGTGCTGAAACCCGCTGTGGCTGCTGTTGCCAACAAGATCGACTTTGACGGTCTGACGATGGCAAAGAACAACACCGCCAACATCGTTGGTACGGCTGGAACGCCTCCCACCAGTTTGCTCACCTACTTGACCGCAGGTGCGTATCTGGACAGCGAGGGCGCACCCCGTGACGGTCGCCGTTCTTGCATTGTTGAGCCTTTCACGGGCGCAACCATTGTTGACAGCTTGAAGGGTTTGTTTGTCCCATCCGATGTGATTGGCAAGCAATACCAAAAAGGCATGATGGGCCGTGATTCTGCTGGTATGAACTGGAAGATGGACCAAAACGTTGTGAACCAAACCTTTGGTTCTTACACTGGTTTGACCCTCGCCACCAACACCACCAGCATCGGCATCAGCACGGGTTGGGCACAAACCAGCAACGTCACCTTGGTGGCATCTTCTGCTTTGACGCTGAACCAGGGCGACACCATCCAGATCGCTGGCGTGTACGCTGTCAACCCCCAAAACCGTAGCGCATACGGTTCGGGCAAGTTGCGTAGCTTTGTGGTGACCTCGACCACCGCTGTGGCTACTGGCGGCGGTACTGCCGTGACCGTTTCTCCTGCCATCATCACTGGTGGTCAGTTCCAGAACGTCACCATTACCACCACCAGCGCAACCGCAGTTGTGACCCCCTTCAACAACACAGGCACTGTGTCGCCCCAAAACATCGTGATGCACAAAAACGCATTTACCTTGGCTACGGCTGACTTGGAACTGCCTGATGGCGTTGTGTTCGCTGGTCGTGCAAGCGATAAGGAACTGGGCTTGTCAATGCGCGTGGTTCGTCAGTACACCATCAATAACGATTCGATTCCGACTCGCGTTGATGTGCTGTATGGTTGGGCGCCCCTGTATCCCGAACTCGCTTGCCGAGTTGCAGCTTAATTAACATTGAAAGGACTTTAATCATGTCTAATCCAGGCGCAGCAAGCACCACCACCAACCACCCCAGTAACTTGGCAACCAATCAGGCATTGCGCTTGATTGCCTCTGCCCAAGGCGTTAACCTCAATGCTGTTGCTGACACTATCGCCCCCATTTTGGTGGCTGGTAACGTCAGCGTTCAAAGCATCATTGTTGCAAACGCAAGCATCAGTTTGACCACGGCACAACTTGCCGTGTACACAGGCCCAAGCGCTACTGGCACAGCAGTGAAATCAGCATATGCGTTGTCGGGTAATAACTCGACCACCGCAGTTGTTGTGACCGCCGCAACCTCAACCGCATCGATTACGGGCACACCCCTGTATATTCGTTGCACCACCGCCCAAGGCGCTGCCGCAACCGCTGATGTATTCATCTACGGTTACGACCTGACCTTCCTGCCTTAAAACGGCATGAACTAAGTGAAAGAGCCGCCCTCAAAAGGGGTGGCTTTTTCTCTTTTGAAGCATATAATTTGATGAACTGAAAGGCCAAGCCATGTCTAACTACGCACAGATTTCTGCCACCGCAATGGTGAAAAATCAACCTGGAAAACTAAAAGGCATTTTTGTTAGCACCATATCCAGCACCCCCACCGTGACTGTGTACGATGCCCAAACCCCTGGCACAAATGTGAAAATCATTGACACATTCACCATGACAGCGGCAACAAACATTAATTTTTATGATGGCATCAATTGTGAAAACGGGTTGTATGTCGTGATTTCTGGAACTGCAAGCATCACGGTTTATTTTGAGTAAGCCATGACCACAGCGGTCACCCAGACCACTAATTTTGTCCCTGTGCAGGGCGTTTTTGCGCCCGAGCCTACCTTTGCCCTTCAGTACTTTGTTGGCCCTGCTGGAACGCCTTTTTATGGCCCAGAAAACGCCTCATTCACGAACATCAGCACGGTAACTGGCACGATTACCACAACCCCAACTAGCGCCACAGACATTGCCAACAAAGGCTATGTGGATTCGGTGGCGCAGGGTTTGGATGTAAAAGCATCCTGTGTGTACTCAACCACCAACAACATCACGCTGTCGGGCTTGGCGGTACAAGCGGGGGGCGATTGGATTGCCACGCTGACCGCTGGGGATAGGATTCTGGTCAAAGATCAGACGTTGAGCCAGTTCAACGGCATTTATGTGGCATCTGCCAGCACTTGGGCACGATCTGCCGACATGAGTATTTGGGCAGAAGTGCCATCAGCGTTCACCTTCATTGAAACAGGCACAACCTTGGCTGATACGGGCTGGGTATGCACCGCAAATCAGGGTGGCACAATTGATGTGACCGCAATGCCTTGGTCGCAGTTTTCTGGTGCGGGTTCGTACATTGCGGGAAGCGGCCTTCAACTGATTGGCAATACATTCTCTGTCAAGCCAAACGGTACAACCTTAGATGCATCTGCAAGTGGGCTAAAGATTTCCGACACTTACCCAGGCCAAACAAGCATCGTCACGTTGGGAACAATTGCCACAGGCACTTGGGCGGGGACAGCAATTGCCGCTGATCATGGTGGCACAGGCATCACCAGTTACGCTATTGGCGACATTATTTATGCGTCTGGTACATCCGCACTCAGCAAGCTGTCAGACGTTGCCACGGGCAATGCGTTGATTTCTGGCGGGGTCACCACCGCGCCAAGTTGGGGAAAGATTGGCCTTACCACCCATGTGTCTGGCACTTTGCCAATTGCAAATGGCGGCACAAACGGCACGGCAACGGCAACGGCTGGCGCTGTGGCCTACGGCACGGGCACGGCTTATGCGTTTTCCCTTGCGGGTACTGCTGGACAGGTTCTGATCTCTGGCGGTGCTGGAACGCCAACCTGGGCAGACTATGGCGCAGGGGATGTAGTTGGGCCAGCAAGTGCAACAGATAACGCAATTGCCCGATTTAACCTGACCACGGGCAAGCTGATTCAAAACAGTGTTGTAACGATTGATGACACAGGCAACACCAGCGGCATTTTGTCTCAGCAGTTTAGCAATGGTTCTGCTGTAACTCTTGCCGCAGGAAGAATGTGGTATGACGGTTCTACGGGTTCGTGGAATTTGGGCATGGGTAACGGCAACATTACCCAGCAAATTGGTGAAGAAATTTTTGTTTATGGCAAAGCGTCTGCTGCCATTACAGATTCGCCCCTTCAAATTGTTTACCACACGGGCACTGTGGGGGCCAGTGGCGTTATTACGTTTGCGCCCACGATTGTGGGGATTACAGATGCCAATGCAATTGTCGGCATTGCCACTGAAGATTTGGCGCTTAATGGTTTTGGGCGTGTCACATCGTTTGGCGTAGTTCGTGGAATCACAACCAACGGCACGGCTTTTGGTGAGGTTTGGGCTGATGATGATGTTATTTGGTACAACCCGATAACAGGAAACCCCACCAAAGTTGAACCTGTTGCACCCTACATCAAGGTGCAAGTGGGCCTTGTAATCAAAGCAGGGTCAGGCGGTTCTGGGTCTTTCCAAGTTGGCATTGTCCGAGGTTCGACACTTGGCGGTACTGATTCAAACGTGCAATTTGGCACACTTGCTGACAAGAATTTAATCCAATACAGCACATCCTTGGGCTATTGGACAAACGTTGCCACCTCAACCGTGTCTGTGGGCACGGCAACCAACTTGGCGGGTGGGGCGGCGGCATCCATACCCTACCAATCCGCAAGCGGCACAACGGCATTCCTGGCCTCTAGCGCGGGGGATGCCAATAAGGTTCTGCAATCCAACGGCACAAGCGCCCCAAGCTGGGTAACCCCCGTAGCCTACGCCACGGTCACAGATGATGTAACCACCAATGCGGTGCGTTACCCCTTGTTTGCAGACCAGACTACGGGCAACCTGACCACAAACTTTGTCAGTTCCACAAAACTAAACTTTAACCCTAGTTCTGGATTGTTGACCGCCACAGCGTTCAGCGGTTCGGGGGCGAGCCTGACAAGTCTCCCAGCGGGTCAGTTGTCTGGCACGATTTCCAGCGGTGTATTGGGTAATTCAAGCCTGTACGTTGGCACAACTGCCATTGCACTCAATCGGGCAAGTAGCGCCCAATCTCTAACAGGCGTAAATATTGACGGTTCGGCAGGGTCTGCAACCACAGCGGGAACCGCAACAAACGCAACGAACGTGGCAATTACAGATGACACCACCACAGCGGCAGAAATGTATCTATCCTGGGTGACTACAACCACAGGAAATTTGCCAATCAAGGTATCATCCACTAAACTCAAATTTAATCCATCCACGGGCGTTTTAACCGCCACGGGCGGGGTCACAGGGGGCACATTCTGATGTGGAAAATCTTGGAAATCCAAGCTGATGGCGATCTGATTACAAGCGCACGGTATTTCTGCGCTAAAAACGGGGTAGAAACCGAGGGTTGGTGGAAGTTTGCCGAGCCAAAATTGACCGTGCCATTTGCTGATGTGACCGAGGATATTGTGATCGGCTGGGTGACCGCCGACATTGGCGCACAGGTTGAGGCCCGATTAGACGCGCAAGCTGCGGCAACCCAACGGGTGGTTGTCGCCCCTTGGTTGCCCCAGGTCTTTACACCGAGCATCTAATGGCACAAACAGGTTTTACCCCCATTCAACTGTACTTTTCAAGTACAACCACTAATGCGCCGTTGGCGGCAAATCTTGCCAATGGTGAACTGGCGATCAACATTACCGATGGCAAATTGTTCTATAAAGACAATGCCAATGCGGTGCAAGTAATTGGTTGGAAAACAGTTCCTGTATCCGCTGGCGGCACAGGGCTAACTGCAACCCCAACAAATGGACAGTTGCCAATTGGCAATGGGTCAGGATATACGCTGGGGACACTAACTGCTGGTGCTGGAATTACCATAACCAATGCGTCAGGTTCAATCACAGTTGCTAGAAGTGGCGGTTCATTTAGTAGTGCGCCTGTTACGGCAACAAGCAATTATTCAATTGCTTCGACAGACACATGGATTATTAACAACAAAGCTGCGGCAAGTTTGACTGTAACTTTGCCCAACGCCAGTACAAATACTGGTCGTGAATTAACGTTTCAAAATTATCAATTGTTTACCGTAATTTCTGCATCAAGTAATGTTGTGCCACAAGGAGGTGGTTCGGCTGGAACTGCAATTCTTGCGGCATCTGTTGGCGATTGGGCAACTTTGGTTTCAGATGGCACAAATTGGATAATGATGGAATATGGTTCTTACAACAATCTGTTGTTGGAATAATTTTTACTGGAGTAATCAATGGCAAATACTAAAATTTCAAACCTACCAAGCGCAACAACACCTGTTGCGGGTACAGAAGTTTTACCAATTGTGCAAAGCAGCACAACCAAACAAGTTTCAATTGCTAATTTAACTGCTGGTCGCGCCGTAGCCGCTGGAAGTTTGGCTTTAACCACGGCACTCCCAAATACCAGCGGTGGTACTGGCGCAAATTCAGCGTTTACCGCAAATGGGGTGGTTTATGCCTCAAGCACAACTGTTTTGGCAACGGGTGCTGGTCTTACATGGGACGGTACTAATTTAAATGTCGGTACTGCCAATGCTTATCTTGAATTAAGCAGTACAACAAACAACGCTAACATAATAACCAGAAGTTCTGGTGCTAATGCAAATTTAAACATTGATTCAAAAGGTGCGGGTAGCATTAACTTTAATGCAACGGGTGGTTTTTATTGCACACAAATTTATTCAACTGTGGTTGGTGGAACAAACAGAGCTGTTTATTCTGACAACACAGGCACGATTGGTTATTTGTCATCTGTTCGTGCAAGCAAAACCAACATAAGTTATAAAACTGATTTTTCTTGGCTTAAACAATTAAAACCAGTATCTTTTAATTACCGCAAAAAAATTATTTCAGAAGATAAACAAATTTCGTATGCAGATGAATCTGATGGTGGTTTGCAATATGGTTTGATTGCAGAAGATGTTGAATTGGTAAACAAAGAACTTTGCATTTATGACATGGTGGACGGTGAACCAAAATTGGTGGGTATCAGTTATGAAAAATTGATTTTGCCTCTTTTGCAACAAATTCAAGAATTGCAAAACAAATTTGATGCGTATGTTGCAGCACATCCATAAGGACACAAAATGACAACGTTACAAATTAACACCAAACAAATTAACTGGGCGGGAACTGGCGGGTATGCCGCAACAAATACTGCCGCTGGTGTCGATGCGCTTGTTAACAACAGTCCTGGTGCTGGATTATTGGGCCAATACAATACCGCCTACGGATACGAAGCACTAACATTGAACTCCACGGGCGATGTGAATACCGCCATCGGGTACAGATGCCTTGCCAGCATGACCACGGGCACGACAAACGTTGCCGTTGGGCACGAGGTAATGGCGACCGCTGTTACCGCTATTGGAAACGTTGCTGTTGGCTACCAAGCATTAAACAAAATGTATGGAAATGTTCCGCAAGATGGAACAGGAGAATACCAAACCGCTGTTGGCCTTTGGGCTTTGCGTGATAACACGGGCATTTGGAACACGGCGGTAGGAAGTGCAGCACTTGGGTTTAACGTAACTGGAGAAGCAAATACTGCCGTTGGAATGGATTGTGCAATGAACACAACTGGCGACAGAAACACCGCCGTTGGTCAAGCATCTTTATTTTTTAACGAAGGCAGTTACAACACAACCGTTGGTTATGATTCCATGAATGGTTCAAGCGCAGGAACTGGGTCTGCAAGTGATTGCACCGCTATCGGTAGTTATGCGCTTTTTAATATTGATACTGGAAATGGATGCGTTGCGGTAGGGCAATCTGCTTTATACAGCAATACAACTGGCACAGAAAACGTTGCCGTTGGACTTCAAGCGTTGTATTTAAATCAAACAGGCACGGGATTAACCGCTGTTGGTAGACGAGCATTGAGATTTGCAACCGCAAACAACAACACGGCGTTGGGCGCATTGGCTTTGTACGATTGCACATCGGGCACTAAGAACACCGCCGTGGGCGAGGGTGCTGGCGCTGGTTTGACAACGGGCTATAACAACACGATTTTGGGCGCAGGCATAACGCTTAGTTCTGGAACGCATGACACCATTCAAATTGGTACTGGTGATGGCACGGTTTCTTTATCAAGAGATCAAAACGGTAACTGGTGCTTTGGAAGCATGGCAGCATCTGCAAACGTAGCTGGCGCACTTGCGTTGCCTAACGTTCCAAATGAGCCAAGCACATCTCCCGCAGGTGGTGGGCAACTTTATGTTTTTGCTGGTGCTTTGAAATATCGAGGTTCTGGCGGTACGGTTACAACAATTGGGGCGGCATGATGCCATTTGATTTAAAAAATATGTACGCAGAAGAAGTGCTTTTAATTTTAAACGCACTTGGCGAAATGCCAGTTAAGATATCAGGGCGTTTGTACACAAAATTAGAAAATCAATTGCGTTTGCAACAAGAAAATGAGCAAAGCAATACGACAGAATCTATTGGGGAAAAATAATGGCCGCAATTTCACCCGTTCCCTTTTTACAATTTTTTGATGCTAACGGTGTTCCATTGGCTGGGGGGAAACTTTACACCTATGTGGCTGGCACAAATACGCCTTTAGCTACATACACCAGTTATTCGGGAACAACTGCAAACACCAATCCTGTCATTATGGATTCCGCTGGTCGAGCCTCTGTTTGGCTTGCATCTGGAATGTATAAATTTATTTTAAAAGATGCAAATGATGTTTTAATTTATACGACAGACAACATTACGGGCGCTTATGGTGGTCAACAACCATCAATTACCGCAACATCTGGACAAACTGTTTTTACCGTTTTGCCATATACAACTGGTGGTAGCGCAATTGTTGCGGTCAATGGGTTGGTGCAAAATTACAATGTCACCTACGTTGAAACCAATTCCACAACAATTACGTTTACAAGCGGTTTGGTGGCTGGTGACATAGTAACTATTCGGAGTTTCTAAATGACTACTCCACTTGACATTATCAGTCGTGCTATGAAGGACATTGGCGCTGTTGCCGCTGGTGAAGTACCAACGGCAGATGAAGCGCAAGATGCCCTGGATATGCTCAACGACATGATCGCGCAATGGTCGAATGAAAACATGATGGTTTTCTATCGATCAGAGATCATTTTTCAGACCACGCAAAATCAGGTTCAGTACACCATTGGCCCAAGCGGACAAATGGGGGCGACATTCACAGGGTCGATTGCTGGCACAACCTTGACCGTCCCAGCTAGTGGGGTGACCGCTGGCGGCATCAACATCGGTCAGACGCTATCAGGCACGGGCATCACATCGGGGACAAGGATTGTGGGCTTTACAACGGGCGCAGGGGGCAATGTTAACGAGGGCGG